TTTAGCGTTAACAGCCATGATGCCATTCCCTGCCGATTGACCAGCCTCTTTCACTCGGCCTAGCCCACCAGCCAATGCACTGACCGCCGCACTTGCCTCATTAGTTGCGCTGGTGTTAATGCCTGTACTCATAGATCCGCCACTGGTACGTGCCGCATTGGTTTGCTTTATTTGCGCCGACAAATCAGCCTCAGCTTTTTGCTCTCGAAGTAACCTTGTTAAAATTCTTTGGCTCACTGCATCGTCTGCGCCTTTTGCCGCTACTGACTCATTGTAAGCGGCATTCATTAGAAGTACCGCTTGCTTCTGTATATTTAGCTGGTCAGTAAGGTGCTTCGTCTTTGTCGCTAATGCCTCAGTGGAATTTTCAGCCCCCTTGAACTGGCTCATATCAATTTCCATTTTGAGCTTGGTCTGCTGCGCTTTGACTTTTAAATCTGACATGCCTTGGCTAACTGTTTTTGTTGCTGTTAGTAAATCGGCATCGAGTGCCGTCATATCGAGGCCCAGTGTTAGAAATAGTTTTTCTATAGTTACCCCTTTTGCCACAAATGACCTCCCCCTTATAAAACGTCGTCAATAAATAGTCCCTGTTCACCACGCAACTTGCTCTTAACAATAATCAAATCAAGCAGATACATTAAATCGCTATCATCAATATCTCGCTGAGTCCAATGGTACTGCTCATGTAGTCCGCTATAAAAATCAACAACAGATTCACATGCCGACAGAGGGTTTATCCCACTGCCGCCTGCTCGTTTGGGATTTTATCAAGTTTCCTAGATAACAATTCACAAAACCAAGTCATTATCTGTCGATATATTTCCATGATTTCGTCGACAGTAAGGTGATCCATTATCACATCTGCCGTTAATGCTGGATTGGCAAAGGACTTAATGATGATTTCAACATGCGCATCGACGTATTCATGAAACTCAATTTCTGCTTTTGTTTCATCGAACTCCATGAACTCGCGCCAAGGTTTGGCTTTTGGCTTGTTTGGTTTATACTTTATGTTATTAATCTTAATTTCCATATGAAAACCCCTCCAAAATAGTAATAAAAATAGCCCCAACTGTTACAGTTGAGACTTCATTTTTGTTTTTTAAATTGCGTTTTATTTTTTTAGTTCTATCCTTTTGCGACATATGCGACTCAAGCCTATACAGCCCATAACAAGAAAAAGAGCCATACAAATATTTTCACCAACATTTGTATTTAAACAATATAAATCCCATACATTCATAGTATGATTACCTAACCATACTAATTTAGGATTATTTTTGTCATATATCACTTGAATCGTACTATTGATTGGATAACGACTATTTTCTAACTCAATGCTTGCCCTATATTTATCATAAGAAATTATATAATAATAATGATCACGCGGGTTTTTACCACTACTTTTGAAAGGTATATATTCTAATAGCGTCGCAGTGCTAGAAACCCCTTGATCAACCAAGGTAATCGCCTTAGTTATATTCATATAAAAACTACAAACTGCAGCTAACATAATAAAAATCAGAACAAGTATACTTAAACCATTTTGAATTTTACTAAATATAGAATGTTTGCCTTCCAGACTACCACATCCTTTTTTTAATAATACATTTTATATATCATTAGACAGAATTCAATATTTTCCTGTATTATACAAAAAAGCTTTTAATAACGGAAATATGTACAGCCAGTAACGGACTCACCTTGAATATTAATTTTTCTCCCGATCGTAATATAATAGGCGACTCACGTAAGAGCCGCCACTTTCTTATGCCGTAGTAAACTTAGTAATGCTAGTAGCCAAGCTATTACCAGCCAAATCCTTAACCCCACTTGTCAAGCCCTATACGCCGTAGCAGCTGACAAATTAGCTGTAGGCGTAAACGTCACAACAGTCCTGCCCGCATTGACTGATAGCGTTCCTGCAATTAATGTCCCTGCCACATCAGCCGCTAACATAAAGTTGCTAGCAATAACTGTAGTAAACTGAATTGCTTCATTAAAAGTCCAGTTAACTGCAGACGATATTGCTACTGCTGTCGCGGCATTAAGAGGCACAATAGTAACGGTTGGTACTGTTAAATCCACAACCGCTAACGGAGAACTAAAGAATGTAGCTATACCACTAACGTAATTCGGCGACTCTTCGTCTAGCCTACGTTCGGCAGTTCCATCGAATTGGTGCCCCAAGAAGTCAGCCTTAATTGTCACAGGTTTTAACTTGACGCTTGCACCCTGGGAATCATGTTCCTCGTCAGCAGGTGTAAATTGACCTTTGTATAACCAAATGTATCTACTTTTTGTGTTCGACTTATTGGCGGCGATACCAATTGCTACATATGGCGCGGTATCGTTATTATTTACGATCATTTCTGCGCCATTGATTGTATGCCCCATTAGTGCCGCATAATCAGCTTGCAATATCTCAGATACGGTAAGCTCGACGCTGGTAACATCTTTCGAAGTTGCTGATTCCCAAGGCCCATTCTCTGCGTAAAATATATCTGTACTATTTTTACGTTTTACGCTCGCCTTGTTCACTCCTGAAAGGGGCGAAACTGCGCCGTAAGCGACCCCCGTCAAATCATCCTTGGTTAATATCGCGTAATATAATTTTTTCAGTCCTTTTAACATTGCCATATAATTACCACTCCTTTGTTGTTATGAATTGAAATACTTTACCTTTAACGCCTATTGGCAGACTACGTATAGGTTCGGTAGAATGACGGGCAAAATCAATAGAGATCATCACACGTTCTACCGCGTTAATGATCTCCGTAAGGTTTGTTTCAGCGCAAACTGAAATTCGATATGTAATTCTTGATGATGATTCCGTATTCTCAGCGGAAGAATCGGGAACGTTTGATATTTCCTCAAATATCACCCTCGGATAAGGAATGTCTCTATCGCCTGCCTCGTAAAACTCAAAAATCAATTCTCCACCAAGTAAGTTAATTAAAACAGTATCACTCTTTAATGCCTGGTCAATTTCATCATCAAGGCACAGCACGATTTCTCACCGCCTGACGTATCGCTTCAATCACATTTTGCTTAATTTGATTTTTATGTGCATCATAGGCAGGGTATAAAAACGGATGCTCATGACCTGGACGCCATTCTATAATTCTGCCATACATATATCCACCAGATGAATTAGCAGTTGCAGGACTCGCCGCATCAAATACAATTCTAACTATAGTGCCTTTTGCATTAATCTCAAGCTTGCCACTTGCCGACAATGCACCACTAATACTGTGTATCCGAGCTTTTGCATCAGCTAATATGGTTTGTCCACCTTGAAGTAATTCTTCTTTAGCCGCCGCTGAAACGTCTGCGCCTAGCTCTATTAATAATGCACTTATCCGACTCCCTGATAAATTATATCGAGCCACTACGTCACCACCTCCTTGCAAATCAGCATCGTGGTCGACTTGCCATAATCATATGTGTGCATTACCTCAAATACTCTTGTCCCCCATAACACCCGCCAGCCTTTACGTACATCAGCGCGATACCGAATTCCAATCTCTCGCGTTAACTCACTAGCCATATTACCTGCCAGGTCTGCTGTATTTAGGGCAGGTTTTTTAAACTCTGCCCATACAGTTGATTGGGTTGCCCACGCTTTATTTATATATTGCTGCAGCTCAATTCGTTTATCCATGTGCCCTATAAGCACATTAAACCTTGCTAGTCCACATATCTGATACATGGGTAGCAAAATAATCATATGGTAAATAGAAATATCCTTTATCTCCCCATCCTGCGCCCCATGAGTTGCGAACAATGACCTGCTTTTTTGTGTCATCGTAACCCACAGCGAGAACGGCGTGACCGCCTAATAGTTGTTCATCAGCAACAGGCATCGGCACGACTCCAGTCGTTGCTACGGCATCACTTTCAAAGGATTCATACACATCAATTCCTACTACGACAGGCTGATTAGCAAACAAAGTCGCTTTCAGCAAAGTAAGTGAAGTTACTCGATGGTACTCACTGATTTTGTACTTCACAGCATCGGCAATATCCTTTGCTGTTGGGGCCTTTGTGAATTTTGCTATATTGTAAGGCTGTTCTGCTTCGGGACATACTCCCATCGTTTGTAATACCTTCATGCCATCACGAATCATTGCTCCAGAATCCTCATTTATTGTGTTTTCAAGCTTACGTTCTTCATAATACAAGAACAATCTGGATAACGGTACTAACGTATGCTTTGCTTGTAATAAAAGAAACTCACGTAGACCAGACGCAATGGCGTTAGCCGTACATGATCCGAGAGCTCCTTGATCAACTACCGGACTACATAGAGAGCGTAAATCAACACAGGCCGGCAATTGTCCTGCATGTTCAATGATTGCGCTATATACCTTATCTCTTAAATCGTGGCTATCTTTCTTTAGTAAATATTTTCTCATGACAAATCTCCTTTATTATTTATACTGGAATTTCCTCCCACATGAGCATGGCGGCCACACTGATAGTCGTGGTCGCTATGGTATTGAGTAGTGCAAGCACTCCACCAGGCGGGACAATAAGACCGCCATCAAATTCTTCTACACAATCACCGCTGATAAATGGAGTTGGTGTTGCACCTTGGGCAGCTACCAGCGTTCCAAATCCTGCTGCGTGTTGAATTACTAGGGCATTGGTTAGTCCAGTGAGTGCTACGGAAGCATTAAATCCTTTGGCTTGACTTCCCGCTTGTGCGAGAGTTTTTCTGCTTAATGGCGTTAGACCAGTGGTGATCGCTCCATTATTAATACTAGTTGCCCACACAAAACCACCGGGGGCAACTGCGGAAGCGCCAGCCACAGCTATTTGCATCTTGGCTTTAGACATAACAAGATTGACAGTAGAAGTTAGAGGATTCCATACACCGATAATTGGGGTCGTTGTGGCATCAAGAGTAACGGTATTAGCACTAAGTGCTACGACATTTGATCCTACGGAATATAGATTTCCTCGGTATGCTTGCTCATACCATTTGCCATGCAGTTCAGTAACAACCAAATCACCTAATTGACCAGTTCGCAGATTTGCGGGCATCCCAACACCCATAGATTGTGCTGACTGCGGTCCTACTACTGCTTGTAATATCATATGGATTACCTCCTTATATTTTGTCTGTACTATTAATAAAATCTGATATTTCTTCTTTGTAAAAAGCGTTTGGCATAGATAACATGAGTGGCAGCTCTTTTAAATAAAAACTTTGTAGTTTGAGCTCCATTAAAATCAATTCCAGTAATTCTGCTGGAGCCATTCTTCCACCAGAACTATCAGCATCACGAACGATTACAGGATTCGTATTACTTATTCTAGTAGGATCAACTCCTGCAATGACTTGATGCCCTTGTACATCAGTGATGATCCTTCTGATTAAATTACTATAATCGACTCCACCTATTGTCACTGGATTAGTTGTAGGAGCTGCACCAATTGGAGCATTACCACCCACAGAAGGAACACCTGCAAGTCCACCAGTTACTGGTGTAACACCCCTATATTGCGCCATATTTACAGCTGGATTCACTGGGGGTGAAAATGGTGTCATGCGATATATAGCAGAGCAAGAAACGTTTCCACCGGTTACTGCTGTTGATACCCTAACTCTAAAATATCGAAAATTTACAGGCCCAACAAAATATCGGTTGGTGCTTGCTGCGAGAGTTAACGTAGCGGCCCCTATAATCCCAGATGCTGCTGAGTCTAGAAGTGTTAAAGCAGACCAGTTATTTGAGGCATCCAAACCATTAGAGCTTTCAAAGGTTACTATACCTGCTGATATCCCAGCAGTAGTATTAATCTGCACTGCTACTGATCTGTACTGCAAGCAATCTTGCATTGCCAGGATATGGAATCATATACAGCAGGATGACCGTCGATGCGTTTTAGCTCTGGTGCGTCGTCCTCTACCGGAACTACCATCGCTCTAAAATCTGCAATATTATATGACCGCTAGATCATCTTGGTTTTATCGAAATTTTTCTTACTCATGATTTCCTCCTTCTGTTGGCTTAGTAGCCCCTGCATTATTTAATTGATAGTTATCAATTATTGCGGTCGATACGAAATTTAAAGACTGGAGCCGCCTGTCACCCTCGTCAAATGGTTCAAACCCAAAGATGTCATTAATCTCATTTAGAGTCATGAGGCCTGTGTTAGTTGCGAGTGTTGCAAGCTCAATCTTGTTAGCTGTTGAAAGGTATGCCGTCTTGTTGTAGTAGCATTTTACCCGGTGCCCAACATCTTGCTCACGCTGAGTAAAGAGGCAGCTCGACATGCCCTGCTCAAACTCAACAATAAAATCTTCAAGACAAGATTGGTAAAAGGCGCTGTGCTGTTCTCCATTATAATCGCCTGAAAGCAAGGCTTCTGATATACCGTACCTTTCGCGTACAATACTTTTTAAGAATGCCATGACTTCACTTTTGATTTCAGCAGGTTTCATATTAAGCGGGGTAAATTCACCAGCTAAGTCTGTGGCAACAATGCCTGCTTTACTGGTGAATATGTGTTCCTCAAATTTATCTCTAGCGGCCTTTATCTTGTCGGCATCAATCAAAGTTTTTGCTGTGTAAAGTCCAGTAATCTTTAAGCTGGCTTCAATCGACTTCGGCAACCCCTGCAATACCTGATCTAATACTTTGACTGAGCTTAACAAATTTGCTGTATCAGGCGTACCGTAATCACTACCACCACCGACAATTGTATTCTTACCGCGCCGCCATTTAAGGTGAATTACATCATCATATGGCAAGATATCAAACGAGCCATCGCGCCAGTAAAATTTCATCTCCCAAACGTTATTGCCGTCAGTACCAATCTCAATCTGTGTGGGATTAAGAGGGTAAAAAGCTGTGTATTTACGGTACTGATTGCCCATTACGTCCGTAACAATATCATATTGTGGGTAGATGAAGCAGTTGCAATCCTTGCGTCTCAGCCATTCACAGCATGCCAGGAAGTCCTTTGTCGTCTGTAGTGGGTTAGGCTTGAATCTAAAAAGCCTGGTGATATCATCATTTTGCTGACGAATACTCCCAGGCTTTTGCATTACAGATACAATATCAATTTTGCTGATCTCAGTTGCGATGCGGTCAATGCAGTTATTTACGAAGTCGGAGAGGTAGACGTCCTCGCCGAATGCTGAGAAAATAGCGCGACCATCATTGAGTATCGAATTGAATTGCCTGTAAGTATTCTGCTGATTGTAGCGGTCAAAGATTCCTTTGAAAAAGTTTAATATCAAGTTTTCACCTCCTCGCCATGAACTCATTTTTATACCGACTGTACACAGCAAAAGCAATGATAAAGCCCAAGGCACCATCTATACGATTCTTTGATTGTCCATATTTTTTGATGGGCATAATTCTTCCGGTTGCATCCATTTTGATAGACACGTTACGCAAGTTCCAGAGATCGATTGGGTTGTTATTATAGTTGAGAATCTTATTTTTCAGGGCTGATTCCAGTAAACGCATTGGATTAGATAGGCTTGAAAAATCCATGTTGATGCGCTCCAGTATTCCTTCGCCAAAGTGCTCAACGAATGAATTTTTTAACCCTGTGGAATGCCAGTTATCAAAACCGCACATGTACGGCGTCATCTTGTAATTCTCATAAAGTGAGTAAAACCACTTAACAACAATGACAGGATCCACCTTATCCCCTGGGCAGATAGTCACCAGCCCTTCCCTCGCCCACTTTCTGTAATCCTTCTTCTCGGGATTTGTCTTATTATCATCTTCAAGCATGGCGTCAGCTTTGCTCTCAGGGATAAAGTACATCGTAAGTGTGTAAGTCTGCCCTGAATCATGATCATAAAATAAAGCCTTGGCATTACACAGATCAGTTGTCTCTGCAAAATCTAAGGCCCCGATATAATATTTACCTTTGAACTGCTCCGGCGCAACGGTGGCTGTGTTTATTATGTCTGCATCAGTGAGCCACGCCGTAGCTGAGTTTTGCTTAAAATTAAAATCCTTACTCATCATATAAGCCCTAGTTGCCGTCTCAGTTTTAGCTTCTTCGATGATACCCTCTAGGTACGGCCGCTTTTTACTTACCATTAAGTTAGGATTGGATTTATACCAAGAGTCTTTACTTTGAAATACCTCTTCCTCAGTATCTTGCGTGTACAAAAATGATAGGAACCTTTTATTAACGACTTCACCTTTTAGGATGCGCCTAGCATAGTTAAGACGCTGGTCAAGGTAGCCTTCGATAAATCCTTCAGTCGTAATCTCCAGCAGAAGTGGAGCAGACTTGGTACTCATGGATTGCTTCATTGGGCTAACTAAAGAGGAATCTGCCATTTCATGGACTTCATCAATAACCGCCAAATCTAAGTTCCTGCCTTCCTTGGCACTTGTTCGGCCTGATAGCTTCCGTATTTTCGCTTTGTTTTGCCTAGAGAATTTACCACGCTTACTTTTTTGCTTCAAGCCACCCATGAATATTCCTTGGATATTCTTGCGCGATACTTTAACTAAACTTGGAGACTGCTCACGCATATTGGCACATTCATCAAAAAGAATCGCCGCTTGATCATAGGAATTAGAAGCACACATAACATTAGTACCTAAATCTCCTACAAAGAATTCACAAAGCGCAATGGCAGCAGCCATACTCGACTTACCATTTTTACGAGCGATCAAAAGAAGTACATCTGTGAATCTTCTGATCCATTGCCCAGATTCTTCGTCGTATATTTTGAAGCCGTATATGGCCTCCATCAAACATTTTTGCCAAAGTGCCAATAAAAACGACTTACCACCGAAAGGTGCGATACTATGATGGCATTTTTCCTGTATGAACTTGATTCTTTTATGTGGCTCAGTCATGTCGAATTGGTATTGATCATTCTGCAGGTCATTCAACAGGTTATCTAAGCACAGTTTTATTTCTTGACCAATGATGATTTCGCCTGACTGAGTTTGATCAATATATTCTAATAAATATGACTGTGGGTATTTTTTTTTTAACTCAGTCAACACCTGCACTCACCCCACTCTCTTTTTGCATTCTCTATGTTTATCACTAGCTTCCATATAGCTGAATTTTCATCAAGAGGTACAACACTTTCAGAAAAAGACGACTAACCTGATAGGCATTAGTCGTCTTAAAACTCCCAGTTGCTTAGGCTGGGAAACGTACAAACAAAAAAAGAAGGGGGCAGGTATTTATCCTGCAAAGCCTTCTCTAATAAAACAGATATTATCTTTTACATTGGCACCCTCGACCTCTACTGAAATTCATCCTCACCCAGCAATGCAGACAGGCGAGAGATATCATTCAAATAGTTGGCCCATATAAACTATGACTTTATTTTAAAAGTGTTACACGCTGTGCCGTCAGCAGATTTAACCTTGAGATCACCACTTGATTTAACTTCAATACCATCAGCAGTACATGCAAAGTTATCATTGTGATGGCATTCTTCACAGTGGCATTTAGTTACTTTAGACATTATAATCACCCCCTTTTTTTTAGTATTGCCTATAATATTTAAAATATAATAGCATTATTAGTCACTTATTGCACTTTAGACGGAGCAAACGTAATTGAGGGGTCATATTAACACTCATCAATCATATTCTGCCAAATCATCATCCTCTTCGCCCACATTCTTACCCAGCAATGCCGACAGGCGAGATATGTAACTCAAGTAGTTCGCCCGAACTTTTGTTATCATCCTACTTATCGGCAGCTCCTTCTGCTGCGATTGTTTGGCAGGATTAACGGCAACTAGGCCAGTAATTTTAACTATCTCATTCAGACGTTCAAGCTCAACCCTTAATCTTGCCGTTTCCATTATCGCGCCATCTACTAGCGATATTTGTTTTTCATCAACACCAGAGAATAATTCCTTGATCCTTGCGTACTCTTGCTGGACTTCCAAGGCTATCACCAACTCTCAAAACTTTTTGGAAACTTTCTGGGAAAAAGTGAAATTTTCGGTTTGCGTGCTAAAGGGGGATGCCCCTCGGTTTTTGGGAATGAAAATTTAATCAATATGGTGGGGGGATTGCGCATCACTCAACATACTCACCCCACCATTTCGTAATGTACTTCTTCCCACTGCTATCAACCCTTTGCAGGCATTCATCCTTAGTAGAATCAACATAGATTAGCTCTGCCCCTAGCTCCCTCGCAAGCCTCTCACGTTCCTGCTTGTTAGGATAACCACCAATAATGTAGCAGTCGTGCCAATCCCCATAGCGCGTCTTAATCATGTCGATCATCTTATCTCTAAGTGCAAAGACATTAAACCTAAGATTGTTCGGCTTATCAAATAAGCTTTGACCACTGATGCATTCATACAGTTTATCAATATCAAGCACCATATCTCCGTAGCTAGACAACTGATTGACAATTGTGTTCTTGCCACTCATAGGACTACCATAAACAATATAAACGTTGTGCTGATTGTATCCATAACGCTTGTGAGCAGCATCGTGACATCTACTGCAGATGAGGTCAATATTATCTTTGTTAAGTGTTACATCCATATCTTTAATATTAGCAGGCGAGAGAGCAATTTTGTGGTGACCTACTAACTTCGATGTATCGATCACCACTTTACTACACCTCTGGCAAACTGGACCGTGCTCAACAATAAGGTTGAAACGAAGCTCTCGCCAAGCTTTAGAAACATATAACCACCTTGCAAAATCTTGTGCCATATTACGGCCATTCCTTTGATTCTAGTTCTTTCTTTTTCAATTCCAGCAACTCATTGTCGTTAATAACCTTGTGAGGATTCTCCATCCACAATTGTCTCCTTCTGTTCTTCAGCCAAAAAATTTGAGCACCAACGTCAGGAGCAACCTGCTTCTTGGTTTTCTCCACCTTAGTTTTCCTTGACCCATCAGCCGTTTGCTCGATAATTGTTTTGACTTCCTCATATTCATAACCAAGAGCTCGCTTGCACATAGCATTTTCGACCTGAATGTCAATGACTTCCTTGCCTCTTTTTAAAGCTGTAGAAATAGTTGGGTGTGTACTTACCCAAACACGCAATGTTTCCACTCTGATTCCCATATTATGTGCGATCTGTTCCCTTCTAATTCTAAGCCCATCCCTCGCCCACGCCTCAATTCTGAGTAGGCCGTCGGGTTCAAGCCATTCTTTGTATTTGCCTCCGGTCATAACGTCACCCCCTTTTGATAATAAAAAGGAGCCTACTTTTTAGTAAGCTCCCATACTTATTGATTTACAATTTCATCTCGAGTAAATTTCAATGCCTTCATCAACGGCCCTGTGTTTATCTCATTATCCAGGTAGCCTTGCCGAATAATATCAAAATAATGTTCATTTGGCATGGCAGGCATATCTTCATACTGCTTGGCCATAACGTACAGCATGGCTGTTTGATCTCCATCAACTGTTGCAATGGTCACTACTTCTTTTGTATATAACGTTGGGTAACCCTCGTAGCGATCTAATGCCAGTTCACACTCTTTAGTTATTTCCCACAAAACAATTGGTACCCGCTTTCGACTACTTCGCTCGACGTTGGCCACACCGCTACGTCCGCCTCGAAAGGTAAGCTTGTAGCCCAGTAGTTCGCCTTTCCCGATTACTTTCGCCTTGGGGCAACGTGCCCTCATTTGCTCAAGATGCATGTTGCTACCATAGGCCGCGTATATTTTAGTATCCATGATTTTACCCCTTTGTTGGTTTATTAAAGGGGCAATTCCTGCCCCCTGTGACCCTATTCTCATGAAGCACGTCTCCAGGCGGAGTTGCCCCCAAGCCTTTCTAACAAATGGAGCCTACAGGTTTTGAATTCTTCCCCGATGAGGCCAAGTCTTAGCATCCAGCACCGGAAGGTGTATTTTTCGTTGTCGGTGGTTGTTCGTTTCGCGCTTGCTGATTTTTGCCTTAGGGCTTGGTGGCTCAGGGCTAAACAAAATTGTATGTAGGCCTTAATTTTCCCAGCGTGCAGAGTGCCGTTGAAAAGTCTAAATTCAACCGTACCTTTGGTGAAGGTGCTGCGCAGGTTAAGGCCATGGTAACGGCTGTTGTGGTAGTGCCGGTTTCGATCTTCATTGCCGTACCCTCCATACCAAATATCCGCCAAGGCCTCTAAGGTTTTTGGCTTTTTCTTGTTGATGGTCGCGATAAGATCGTCATTTATCTTTTTGCAATATCGAAGTCTTGCTATATCAATGTTCAAGCTTTTGTAAAGTAAATCCTCCTTACTTGCCATCAGGTTGACCAGGTTTTTCAGGGTGTTTGGAGTATGAGGCTTGGCATCAACATGCAGGTGTATCCCATTTTGATAAAGGCTGTCGCTAACCGCCCCAGCTTTGCGCAGTGCCCTGACAAGTTCCTGCAAAGGTTCAATATCTTCATAGGTGAGTATAGGGCTGACAAGCTCGACCTTATATTCTCCACCAGCTTCGACAAGTTCACCTCGTACTTTTTTCATTGGAATGATGCTTGCGTCGCTGACAATTTTCCACGCCCTTGCCTTAGGGTCAAATACATGGTATTCATCGTATCGTCCGCCGACTTGATGCGTTAGGCCTCCAAAATACTTTGCAACCACATCAGCAGCTTCTTTCCTTGTTATCCCCGTCATTTCGATTTCAATCCCAAACCTTTGCGTTCTCAC